TAATGCCTGTAAATAATAGTTAAATACCTTTTGTGGGTTGTGTTTATCTATTTTAGTAAATGGTATTCTTTTCCCAAATCTGGTCTCAATAAATCCATTAACTATAAATTGGTTATAAAGATTGATTATAAAATCATTTGTTTTCTGAAAGAATGGTATCTCTAAATTATGAACATCAATTCCCCCATATAATTGTTGGAAGGTAATCTTCTTACTATTAAGATAATCCTCTTCGGTTAGTTCTTCTTTCCCAAAATATTGTTTACCCAACCATTCATGTGCAGAACCCTCCGGTATAGATTCTCCTATCAGTTTTGCAATCAATCGAATGTGATATCCATCAAAATCATATTGAACCAATTCACCATTCTTACTAACAATGAAATCTCTACTGCCATCTGATTTCTTAAGAGCTGAGTAATTAACTCCTCCAAACGTATTTGAAGGCCTACCCGTTGTGGTAAAATTATTATAAAGAGCATACTCATACCCATATGTGGTAGGAATACCATTTGCTTCGATTCTAAGGAACGATGGAATTGTATAATCATTATACCTAGCAAAACCATTTGAATCGATTCTAGCGTACTTAGCGTTCTCCACAACGAACTCTACAACTCCTTTGAGAATAGTTGCAATTGGGATGAATGAAATATCAGATTTATCTCTATAACCATTGGTAAACGATTGATAAATCATATCATACGCATAGGATTTAAACTCCGTTAAATGATACGAAATATCTACACTTTTCCAATTTGTAATTTTGGTTTTATGTAAGAACCATTTGGTATCAAAGATGTACTTAATTCTATCACTTTTTTCCAATATGGATAAGTTAACCGGTACACAATCATTGTGGTCTTCCATTATCACCCAACAATGTTCTCCTATAAACACAAAAACACCCAATAGTTTGTTGACTATGGGGTGTTCTGTTCTATTTTTGAATAGTGGGAATATAACAGAATCCTTCGATGTGTATTCATCGAAAAACATTTTAGCAGTATCTTTATTCTCTACATAGTAAACCATAGGGGAACAAATATACGAAAAAATATTAAGAATTCCAATATTTTTCTTGTAAAGGTTTCAAATCAATTGGTTCTCTCTTCATATGTGAACCCTGATTGAAGTATGCACCCTTCTTAAGGTATCCCCCTAATAGGTTTCTACGGAATCTGTTTGAGTTGTTTGGCTCTGAACCATGTACACAATGCGAGTGGAGTAAAACTACCTGTCCCTTTTTAAGAACTCCTTCTACTTTACGGAAATCGTGTCCCTCTGGCATAATACAAGGTTTACCTCTTTCATTTCTCCAAAAGTTAGGATTAGTTTTAGCTCTTTCCTCATCCACTTCAATTGGTAAAGTTGGTAAACGATGTGAACCTTCGTAATTCCATACTGCTCCATTACCCTCATCGTGGTTATCTAATGCTAATGCAGTATTGATAATCTCATTGTGTCCACAACCTGTGTAGAAAGCATTTTGGTGCATATCTCTACCTAATTGTCCAGGTGGTTTGAAATAAGACCAAGTTTGCATACCAACGATATCACCACCCATAAGGTATGTACATGCTTCGATAATCTTTGGATGAACAAAAATTCTCTCTATTTTTTCTGAAATTTTATGTGGATATGAAAACGGGTCCCACTCTCCCCATTCTTTACCGTCTGGAGTAAGTGTTCCTTTTCTTTCCTGACGAAGTCTTTCTAACTCATCATTTATTTCATCACACTCTTCTTCGGTAAGTAATTCTAAGGTTGTAAAACCTCTGTATCGCCAATCAAATGTAATCTGTTGGACTTCTAAATCTGTAAGATGTTTGAACATAACTTTGTTGTTTATTATAACTATAAATATACGATGAATTATTTAATTTTCCAAATAAATTTATGATTTTAATTACCTCTATAAAATTGTTTTAGATTAACTAAGTATAGGTTTATATCCGGCAAAACCTTCATTGCTTCAGTAATAGACCTTTTATTTGAGTTAATTACGGATGGTATTAAAGCTCCCTGAGTTGTATATGAATCTTCTAAGTTACCACTTATTCTCCAATTAATTTTTACTCCTCTATAAAAATTGGAATTATTAAATTTATAAAATATCTCTTTATCCACTTCAAAAATAGGAGAACCAGATGTATCTCTCAATTGTACAAAATATCGTGTTATCACACCTTCATTGTAATTATCTTGAGTAGGTGTAGGAAAAAAAGTTCTAGGTATTTTTGTATTAACAACTACGTTTTTTAGAGTTTTATATTTTTTTATCAAATCATTCATATGCTTATCCTTTATAAAATGGTCTAAAACGTCCAGACACTTCTGTAATCCATTGTTTAGTATCTACTTTATGTGTAATCTCTTCTACCTGAAAAGCACCTCTTTTATTATATTGAGGAGGTAATCCAATAACTCTATATAAATGCCCAACCTTAAATCCACTCATTCCCAAAACGGTAAAACTAAATTCAACATCTAAGGGTCTTCCAGTATATGCTTCTCCAGTTCCCTTTACCCCATTCATATTTGTTCCTGTCTTTCTTATATCTGTAAATACCTTTTTGTTAAGATACATTCCAGCTCTTCCCCATGCATCAACATTATTTTCTTCAATTTGGTCTTTATCTATAAATTCAGGATTCATTATGATTTTTACATTTCTCCTCAAATCTTTCCATGCATTATCCTTTGTATCATCAGCCTCTATTGTTTGGTCAGGTTTAGCTGTTTGAGTTTCTACATTTAATTTTTTAAGTATGTTATCTTTTTGATTAGAAAATAGACCAGTTAATTCATTAGGGTTAGATACCTTCCCATCGGTAGCTTTCTCCATATAAACCTTTGAAGACATTTCCTTAGATATAGTTAAATTAAAGTTACAATCTAAAAAGAAACTTTTTGTACCTATCATATTAAATTCAACAATACTACTACCTCCACTTGGGTTTCTTAAATTTCCATCTGCGATAACTAATGTTCCTCCGTTTTCAATTATTTGAAATCCCCACATACCATCAACTGCTTCACTCATTACACTTAACACTCCATCCAATACATCTTTAATAGGTCGAGTTACATCTCTCCATGCCTGAATTGCTACTTCCATATCAATAAAAACATCACCTATCCAACCACAGGTTCCTGGAGCTATAGTTACACTTTCACTTCCTTTAGTATATGTTTGACCACCTTCTCTAGGAAAACTTATTCCTCCTACCGATGTATCAATCGTAGCTGCTCCTTTTCCAGTTGGTGCAGATGCTACATAATATGGTTCATCATTTAAAAAGTTATAAGATTTTTTATTTGGAATAAAAACTCTCTCATCGGTAGAAAATATACCTGAGAAAGAACTTATAAATATTTTTGGTGCATCTCTAGTCCCAATATCCATTGTAAAATCCGCTGGTGCTCCTTCGCCTGTTTCGAATTTTACTCTCATTTGATTTAATATTTCTATAAACATATAGAAACTCAAATATTTTTTGCTTGTTATAGGGCTTTCCGAATCAGTTGCGGTCATTTGTTTTCCTTGCCACACCATATCACCGGAGAATGTGTTATTAAACATCCCCTTTGTTGTTTCAAATTTCGCCTCATCTAATGCTGATTCATTGAAATTTACAAAGTCACCTTTTGGATTACCTTTAGCTACCGCAGCTAATACGGGTACAGTTCTAAATTCAGCAGGAAGTTGATTAAAAAAATAAGACATGTTTACTACTGGGTCTTTTGCTTCTTCTTGTTGTGTTATAAGTTTACCTGGAACTACAAATGGTGATGGTTTCTCTGCTACAGTATCAACCTGTACTCCTTCCTGAGAATGATTCATAAGTATTTCTCCCATAGTTGTAATCTTACAACTAATGTTAAATTCCTCACCACTTATACCAGATTCCCCACCTGTTATAATACCCACTAAATTATCATAACAACCTCCATTTGAACTTCGTATATCAAACAATGCATCTGGATTTCTATTATATTTGTTTACGTTAGCTGCATTAGCAGCAATCGGCCCTACACTTTTTCCTTTTGAAATAGAATAATTCCATCCCCATTGTACCATAATACTGATACCAGGTTCCATAAAATATTTTTGCATTTCAGTAAGTTGCTCAGGTGTAAAACATTTAATTTTTAATGTTGCCATTCTTAATGTTCCCCTATTTGCAAAGTCAATTGAAAAATCTGTAATGATTGGGTTTGGTCGATATTTCATTTCCGATGTAGTATCATATGAAGCATTACCTCCACCAAATATACTATCATACTTACCACTTGATAATGTAAATTGCCCTCCTAAATTAGAAGTTGCTGAAATCCAAGGTACTAGACGTGAAACTTTTATTGGGTCTATTCTAGCCTCCAATTCCTTTACAATATAATCATCTATTGATTTGTACCACGGAAATCCTACTGCCATAATTTTATAAATTATTTATTATCAAAAACTTATCCTTTGGAATTCTTAGTTGAATACCAGCTTCAACTCCTATATTTACACCATTCAAATTATTTGCCTGTGCAATTATCCACCATAATCTACTATCGTTATAAAATTGATTAGCTAATAAATCCAATCTATCTGAATCCTGAGTGATAATATAGATATCATCATCTCTTTTTTCAATGGTAGATGGAATATTAGTTTTTAATACCTTCTTACCATTTGCCAATTTTTTTGTTCCTACTTTTTCGTATCTCATATTAAATAGTATTTTTATTAGCACTCTTACTAATAGGTTTACCATATCCGTAAAGATTATTCTGAGTTGTATTTCTAGACTCAATAAATGTTAATCCGATTGATGCGTTTATTATCTTAGGTAATTTGTAATGGTCCATATTTAAATCACCCGAATTATAATTAATTACGTTTTCCTTTGCTTTGATATTAGAACTATTTGTTCCTTTATTATATACCTCATTATTTTCTACTTCAAACTTACCGTTTTTTTGAGTTTTTTTAACACCACTCATAGATAACAATTTAGAGTTATTATCTGCTCCAACATTAAATCTACTATTAAAATCAACGAAACTACCAGCTTTTGTTTTTATTTTATCACCACCCAATTCCCATAGATTTTCCGATTCATCTATTGTATATGATAAACTATCTATAAAACAAACTTTATCAATATATAAATTACCAAATGTAAAATATATTAAGGTAGGTTGAAATATACCACTTCCAGTGTAAGAATCTGGATATGTACAATGTGAAATAAATTCTAATCTTCTCCACATTAATACTAATTCAGGTTGAGACATTGCATAACTCTTAAAATTAAAAGTTAACTTTCTCTCTACACTTGTAAAGTTATAAAAATTAAAAGGATGTCCCAACATTCTACTTGAATCCCATCCTGGTGAAAATGTTTCGTTAAATCCTGTTACTACTGAACGTACATAAACTGCACTACCATCGTTTACTTTTTGAAAACGTAATGGTATTAAATCTACTTCAGAAATATCAGTTCCGTTTATTTTGGTAGTTTGTAATTCTGATTCTGTAAATTTACCGGTTTGATTTAATATATCTCTATCTGTATATAATCCTCTTCTTTTTCCTAATTCATTATTTAAAACTGCATCTTTGTTATAGATAGATTTTTTAGCAGTATCCTTTGAATATCTTGTTATTTCCTTTTCTTTTAATGGAGCCGGTTTTAAAAATTGTAATAGTGTATTATTTTTAAGTTTACCCTCTATTAACGCGGCTGAACCTGTTGCATAAGGATTTACATATGTATTAAATTCTGCTAACTTCTTCTTAGTAGGTTCTCCAAATTTTTTATGAGTAGTATCTTCTGATAATACTAATCCATATGTACTTTTATTTGACCATCTAACTTTTCCAAAAACTCCAGTTGTACCCTTTAATCCTTTTACGTTTGAGGTAGAAGTAATATCAATTTGGTTATACGAATCAGCTTTTGTAAGTTCAACCATTGAAGTTTCGTAGGTATTTCCATCAAAATACTTTTGGTTAAAAAACTCACCAAATTTATCTAAACTACCCGATGTTATAGGTACAACTTTATTATTATTTCCTAATGTATTCCTAATCGCCCCTTTTGCTAAACCTATACCACCTCCAATTACCTGCTTAGATGCCTGTTGAGGAGTTCCTCTAGCAGTATCATTTAGATATCTACCAATTAGAGAACCTGCTGCATCTTTTTTTATCTTAGCAATTGTTTCATTTGTTAGCGGTTCTTTCCCTTTTTGAAATGCTTCTTCCGCTCTCAATGATGATGGATATATTGTAGTAGGTATTCCTAAGAATTTATTTACTTTTCCAGCAAATCCATTTGAATTTTTTAATATCGATACTACTGCTGCGCTATCTTCATTTGTTTTAGCCGCAATCATACCTTGTATAAAAGAAGTTGTTTTTTGTTGTAATCTTACTATATCAGTACCATATAAAGTAGGTTCATTTATAAATCTCCTAACCCTTAATCCTGTTGTTTCTTGTTCAAACGCAGTTTCTTTTAATGGGTCTTTCGTTCCTAATGCATTACCCAAAAAATTACCTACTCTATTATTTCTATCAATAAGAAATTGTCCGCCTTGAGAAGTACCACTTGTAGGCGGTGGTTGAGGTATTTGTCTTGATACCTTATTACTTTCGAAAAGTTCTATTATTGATTTTCCCATTATTAGCTTATTGGATTTCTAACTGCATTTGCTGCAATTTTTGCGTTCATTTTCTGGCCATCTATATTAACTGCAATTTTACCTGCAGCCAAATCAGCTCTCATTCCTTGCATTTCAGCAATTAATGAACTAACTAATGCCGCAGTTCCTCCTCCATCTCCACCACCAATTTGCCCAGCTAATGCTGATGGGTTTTTGGAAGCAATTAAGAAGTCTGCAGGGTCTGTTGATATAACCTGACCATTTTGCATAACACCATCATTAACACTTTGAGTTGCTTCACCACCTCCTGCTTCTTCACCACCCATTCCGAAGAAACCTTTAACCATTTCCCAACCTGATTGTATAGTACTGATAAAACTCATAATTGGTTCTACTAAATAAGTTTGTAAAAATCCACTTATCATATCTATACCTCCAAATACAAAATCAAACAATACTGAGAATGCTCCAACTAAAACATCGATAGCTCCACCGATTACAGTACCTAATAATTCTCCTATAAATGAAAACACAGGAAGAATAGGAGCAATTCCTTCCATTATTTTATCTTTTAATTCTCCAAACTTTGCAAATAATGGTTGCAAAGAATCTGATACCATATTAAGTGGAGTGAATAACCCTTCCATAATAGCACCAGCAATTGCAAATATTGGTTTTAGTATTGCCATAAATACATTCCAAATAGCACCAGCTATTCCAAGTGTTATTTTAAGCATACTACCTATTGCATTAAACGCTGGTAATAATACACTACCAATCATATCCGATAAATCAGTAATAACCGGTATTAAAAATGCACCAAGTGGAGCAAGCATATCCATAAATCCAGTACTTATTGCCCCAGCTGAATTTGATAACTTATCCATTTGGGATTGCATATCTTTCTGAGATGCCATTTTTTTATTTTGTAAATCCAAATCAGCAGCACTTATTTGAGTTATATCTTTTCCAGCATCCATTAATGCATGTGCCGCTGCTAAACGACCTTCATCTAAGTTTCCGAATTGTTTTTGAATTCGTTGCATATTAACCAATTCCTCAACTGATTTACCGGTTGCCTTAGCTAATGCTTCTTTTGAGTACATATCCATTTTATTGATATCACCCACTTTCATCATTTCTTCCATTATGGCCTTTTCTTGCTCATATTGGTTTCCCGCAAATGCCGCTGCTCTAGCTTTTTCTAAGTTTATATCAGCACCTAACATTGCACTTGCTTCTAATTCATTTGCAATACTACTTTCAAAATCTAATAATGCTTCAGATGATTTAGAAGCACTTTCTAATGAAGAACCCATTGCAGCTAAACTTACTGCTGATTTAGCTAATTCTTTTGGTGAACCTCTAAAAAACTTAAGAGCATCTCCGCTATTATCAGCAATATCTTTCATTACTTGTTGAGGTGCAACTCCTGCTAACTTACTCATCTCAACAACTGACATACTTATTGATGCAGCCTGAGCTTCAGTTAATCCGCCCAAATTCTGCATCACTTTATTTACTTTGGAAGCTTCTGCAAAACCTACTCCAAAGTTTTTATTCATTATAACTAAAGATTCTACAGTTGATTTTGCAGGTTGTTGAATACCATCAAATGCGGTTACAAATGCTCCAGCTGCAGAAGCAACATCTTCAGCAGTTGCACCTAAATTTGCATATTCTACTGATACACTTGAAATAGTACTTTGTAATCCCTTTGTTTGAGAAACTAATAATCCAGTGGTATCTCTAAATTTCTGAGCTGCTGCATCTATTTCTGAAAATCTTTTTATTCCAATTGCTATTGCAGCAACAACTAATCCTATTATTACTAATGGTGATGCAAACGCAGCCATTAATGATTGGCCTAATGCAGGTGCCGCTCCTCTTAATGCCTGCATACCAGATAATCCACTATCCAATCCTCCTTTAAAATTTGTTACAAATCCTTTTGCAGCATCTCCTAATTTACTTTTAATAGCATCTCCACCAACTGATGCAACTTTGGATAACATACCTCCAACTATTGGTATTTCTTTTAAACCTGATGTTAGTGAATCAAAGCTAGATGATAATGAACTAACCATATCATCAGCAACATCTCTAACCTTTTCAGTTGCTGCTAATCTTTGCTCTTCAATTTTTAAACCTTCTTGAGTAAGATTTATGGTATCTATCAGTTGTCTTCCTATTGCAGCATTTGCTCCAACATATCTACGGGCTATATCTGCTTTTTCAGTTTCTAATTCAACAATTTTTTTATTTACTTGCTCTGAACCTTGTAGTGTACCAATTCCAGATTTAAGTCCATTTAAATATTCTAATGACCTTTGACCGTTTATACCATTTAATCTAATTGATTCATTAATCTGAGTATTCATAGCACCAATCATAGATTGCGAAAAAGACAAAGCTTCATTATACTCCTCTTGAAGTTTAATACTTTTTCTCTGTTGCTCTGGTATTCGGTTATCCGAATCGGTTAATTGTGCCATTATTTACTAAAATTACTTAATATTTAAGATATGCTTGTAAAGGTGTGGTATAGGTTTACCATCTTTTTTCAATTGTTCTACCTTATCCCTAAGAGCTTGCATATCATTATCTAATTTTTTTGTCATAGCAACAAAATCTTTATCGCTTGATAATTTACTTACCAATGCTTTTCCAAAGATATAATCGATAATACCTTCTCTCAAAGAGTGTTTTTTAGTAAGTGCTTCCTTAATACGGTTTATGTGAGTTATATTCATTTGTGTATAAATTTACTAATATAAATATCATTATAAAAAAAATGAGAGTTAACGATTAACTCTCACTTTAGATAGATTCGGCCCTTTTGATAGGCCTTTATTTTTTGATACCTTTTCGTTTTGTTCTTTTTCAGTTTTTTTCGATTGTATTAATTTGTTATAATAAAAATTTCTTATATGAACCGGCATCTGATATACATCCGAATATATAAACCCATTTCCATAATAACATAAATCAAATATCTGACTGTGTAAAATTACTGAATAATTACTCGGAAGGCCAAAAAAAGCCTACGCCCATCGGAATCGAGCGTACCTCCTTTTCTCCTGTTTCAGGGCTTTCATATTCAAATTCCATTTTTACATCCGGAGAAACACTCTTAATATATTCTCTAAATGCTCTAGTATCTCTAGCTAAAAATCTATTATTAATAAAATCTATAATTGATTTACTATCAGTTTTACCATCTACTTCCTGAATCATATAACGATATCTAGTAGTTAATTCTGAACTTATACCTCCTTTATTAAATTTAGCTAATGCTTTAATATCCTCTTCAATCTTTTGTTCATCACCATGTGATAACAATTTGAATACTAAATTATTCCCAGATGTAGTAGTATATGGATATCGGTTATCTCTTCTTAATTTAGTTAAATCAATATCCTTTGTTTGAACTTTTGATAAATCTACATCTATTTTTTCCTTTTCTCCATTATCATTGGTAACTTCAATTGAATATAAAGGACCATACCCTAAAATACGAGTCGCTAACATAATAGCGTTCTTGTCTCCTATTAGGATTTCGTTTATATCAATATCTTTATCAACAACAATTGATTCAAATAGTTTGTTTAAAACGATACCTTTTTTAATTAGGTTTTGAGATGTAAGGATTTCTTCCTCCCTAGCTGTCATATACTTAATCTCTATTGTACCCTTTGATAATGGGGATGTTTCAGGATATCCCTTTCCTTCAGATGGAAGTGTTATAACCTCCGTTGCGAAATCGTACTTTTGCTCTGCCATAATAATAACTTATTGTTTTGTATATAAATATATATATCACAAATTTTCAAAACAAAAAAACCCCCACCATTTCTGATGAGGGCTGTCCTTCGGTAGCATCCGTAAGGAATATTTTTTAGAATTCTAAGATTGCATAATCATAAGTAAGTTCTAATACGATTGTAGTAGGGTCAGTAGCATTACTCCAATCCAAATCACCGAAGTTCGCTGAAGTGATAAATGCTCCTTTTAATTTCCACTGCTCAATCTTATCACCTACTGGACCTAACATATAGAAATCCACATCCTTCTTATAGAACTCTGCGTATCCATCTCTACCTGTTAATGATTCATGTGATGTTCTCACCCACTCCATTACCGCTTGTGCTCCAGAAGGAACAATTGGGTCGTAAAGTGTAATTTCTAACGTAGACCAATCTCCTTTTCCTTTTAACTTTCTTTTGATGTTAATATGGTCTAATACCACAGGTTCAAAAGTGATTGTAGGTCTGTTACCAGCTTTCACTAAATATGAAGGGATACCGTCTATTTCGAAGATGAATCTATTTTTCATCTTAGGTTCGAAATTGGTATAAAACATTTCGTTAAATTCTAATACTTCTGCCATTTTTTATTTCTTTTATATAAATATCAATTATCGAAATTATACACTAAATGATGCTCCTGTTGGTAAGATGTTGAAATCAATTACGATGAATTCAGCTGTCTTAGCAGGTTGTAAAAACACAGAACCTTGTAAAATGTTTCTGTCGATTACATCTGGTGTATTATTACTTTCATCCATAACCACTCTAAATGCGTAAAGTCCTTGTCTTTGTTGAACTGCTTCTAAGTAAGGGTTTACAGTATTTAAGAATTTACTTCTTGTTTGTGCCGTATTTTGTTCGAACACTAAGAATCTTGAAGTAGATGCAACAAACTTCTTTAAGTTAATTAACAATCTTCTTACGTTGATTCTATCTAATGCAGATGCTTTATCTTGTAAAGTCTTCTGTCCAAATGCACTAATACCTTGTCCAGGGAATGTAGCGATTGGGTTAACTTTTCCTTCGTATAATGTATCTCTCTCTGATTGAGTTAATCTATTCAATACTTGAACTGCCCCTGCAATACCACCTCTGTTTAAACCAGCTGGTGCGAACCACTCAGCACCTAATCTATCATTTTGTGCGAATGTACCTGCTAATAATACTGATGGTGGAACTGCTACTAATTTGTTAGTATTTACATCAATTGTTTTAATCCAAGGGTAGTAAGTAGCTACATAGTTAGTATCTTCTCCTGCTGCTTGCTCAACTGCTTCTGAAATAGTAGCACTTGCACCAGCAAAATCTGCAATATAGAATACATCTTCTCTTTCTTGACAAATATCGATTGCCTTAGTTGTTACATAAGGATGATATTGTCTGATAATACCAGGAGTGATTAATAAGTTGATATCATATTCATCAGGATTTTGAACAGCGTTTAATGCTTTAGCATAAGCTACTGAACCACTTGTCGTTGATGCTGCACAATTGAATCCTTGTGTATTTGTTGCACTAATATCTTCTCCCTTATTAATTGTTACAGTTGGGTCAATTCCATCCCATCCACCTTGAAAAGCCAAAGTGAAGTTTCTCATTGCGGTTTGAGTTGAATCACTTGTTTCAGCTGCACTCAATCCTAAACCATATCTTGAGAATGAAGTAACTCCTTTAGGATTATCTAAACCGAAAGAGTAGTTAGCACCATTTCCAGCACCTACAGGTATTGGAGCTAAATAGTTTTTGTTGTTATCAGCTACGATTGCAGTTTCGAAATCAAATCCACTTGAGAATATTGATGAACTAAATGAAGCTGATGTATAAGTTACAATTGGGAATAACGCAGTTAAATCAGTTGAATCCGCTGCGATACAATTAACAGGTAATTCATACTTATCATGTCCAAAAGGAATAGCAGTTACAGGATATGTAGTAGTTGATACTTCAACTCTAATAAACTTACTTCTATTTTGGTAATCTCCTGATTCAGTAATTTTACCTACTGCATCAATTGTTACATCTCTATCACCAATTCTTCTTCCAATAAAGTTAGGAGAAGATGGGTCTAATGTTAAATTATTATATTGTTCTAATATTGATTTTCTCTTATCTGTATCATCAAATGCTCTTAATACTAAACTGAATGTTCCGTAATCTGAACCATTTGAAGATTTGATGTTAGAAATTTGAACTTTGAATCTTACGTTCTCTGCGTTTCCATCAGCTATAGTATGAATTCTAAATAAGTTATATCTAGTTGTTCCATTGTATAATTGAGATTGAATATATGGAGTGCTTGCATTACTTGCATCAGCAGTAAAGTTTTGTGCAGATAAAGTTTCTGAATCCGATGCAAAAACTACATCAGCATCAATAGTTGAAGATGATAAAGCAGTTTTAGTGTGGTCAAAGTATTTGTAAGCGTATGCTAATCTGTTAAATGAAGGTGAAGTTCCTAATACATCATCGATTGAATCAGCTGAACTCTTTTTCATATCCATTCTATATTGAGCAGTAGAACCTGTAATAGAGAATACCCCAAATTCAGCTGCACCAACTAATGTACTATTAGCTATAGTGAATGATGAAGAATTTGCAGATGAGCTATGTGCCAATACTGCTACCATTTGTTTAACACCAGTGGTAGTATCATTTGCGATAACCGCTAATGAACCTCTTTGAGAGTATCCACCGATTCCACCAACTCTTACAACAGTTACAGCACCAGCAT